TTAGAGAAGGTATTTAGTCGGACAATCTCTGTAAGACGCTCGGATAGTGGGTATATCTCTGGTGTCGTTAATGAGTTCGCCGTAGAAATTGCGTCCGCTACCGACTAATCTCACAGGGAAGCGACCAGCTCCAACAGCATCTGGCTCCGCATTCGCATCAGGAACAGCCACATTAGGTTTAGGTTCAGGCATTACTACTTCTCGGTTATTAATAATAACAGTCAAATCCAAAAGTAATTTTTCTCGTTCTCTATTCCAAGAACTCAAAATGCTATCTTCGTATTCTCCATTATCTGCCCGAAGAGCACTTTCAAACACATCCATTCCGATTTTGCTCAAAAAAGGACGTCTAATTTTCTCCCAACTATCTCTAACAATTCCCAATACCTCGCCGAGTGCTTTATACATTGGATTTGTAAGGAACTTAACAGCGGGTCTAATGCGTGAATTAATAAGAATATCAATAGAGCGGGTGATTTTAATTAGATTTAAAATAAGAACAACAAAAGTGTCTTGTCCTTGTCCAAGACCTTTTTCTTCTAACAATTTACTTGCTTTCTTTCTGGAAGCGGAATAAACCTTTTCAACTTTTTTCAATCGTTTTTCTCCTCTGGCACCTCCTCGTCCTTTTCCAACAGACCTTTGAACATTTTCAATAAGCATTTGTCTTTCTCTTTCTCTATTAATTTGAGTTAAATAATCCTGAGCCTCTTCTCTGGTGCGTCCAGAAGGTATTTCAAACTTACTTAAAAAATCTGGTTCATCATCTTGTTGAGCAGAATAAGCGACACTATTTCTATCGTCATCTCTGTAAAAAGGTGTGAAGCGATTTGCTGGGTCGTCTTGAGCAAATCTATCAGCAAATGTTTCTCCATCTGCTTCTTCGCCTTCAACTGGTGATTTTTTGGATTTCTTTTTGGAGGAAAATCCTCTCTCAACAACTTTCTCAGTCTTTTTGCTAACAATACCTAAATACTTGACAATTCGTAAAACTAAATCGCTATAAGCACCAGTAAGAGACCCGAGTTGTAAAAAGGTCTGGTCTAATTCTTTCCTTGCTTGTAAAGCAGAGAGCACGGCTTGGTCAGGGTCTTCAACGGGATTTTTCATTCTTTCCAATTGAATAGTCCTAATCTTTTTAGAAGCGTTAAAAACACTATCTGGATTAAAATCAAGTGTATTCTTGGGTGGTAAAAGGGGCATTATAATATAATAAAAGATTATTATTTTAATATATTAAACATTATTTCTGTTGGCTATTAATCAATTAATAGAGATTGTGTTGTTTTACGTAGCGGGACGCTTCGGCAAGTGAAAGTCCTTTTTTCTTCATTACTTCGCTGACGATTTTGCCTCTGGCGGAAGAGCGTTTTGCGGGAGCAGGGGCAGGGGCAGGAGCATCCGCTTTCTTTTTCCGTCCCGAACCTCTGGAACCAATGGGCATTTCCGCATTATAAGAAGCAAGTGCTGGAGGATAGACAGATGAATGATATTCAGAAGGATGGTTTCGTAGCAAAGCACCTCCGTCTAAATCAGGTAATCCCTTTGGCAATTTGGGGACACGTGGTTTGCGAGTGCCTTTCTTTGCGGGGTCAATAGGCAAAGTGTGAGGCATTTCAGCACGTCCTGCTCCAGAAGCACTTTTGGCTCCGTATTTAACACCTTCTTTAATGCCTTCTTTGGCAAGAACCATTCCAAGTTCTTTGGCAATAGGAGCAGATGCTTTGCCAAACTTTTTCAATCCCTTAACGATGGCTTTAGATTTTGGCATTTTCATTCCACCTTCCATTTCTTCATCACTTTCGCTGTCGCTGAAACTTCGTCCTTCACCCTTCATTCTGGGTCCGCTTTGTCCGCTTGGTCCATCTTCATCAAATGCTTTACCAAAGTCCTTGTAGAAATATTCAGCACCAAGAGTTCTGGGCTGTTCGTTATCCATTCTTCCAACGGCTAAAGTAGCAGGGTAATCACTATCGTTAGTTCCTGCTAAAACAAAGTTTCTCATTCTCTTGCCCCCGAGCATTTGGCTCTGAGGGAGGGTGTTAATCATTTGTTCGTATCCATCCAGTATTCTGGCGGAGATAAGTCGGTTGTAATCGGCAATCGGCAATTCCATTATATATAATCTACAGATAAAAAGATTTACAATATATTCTAAATCTATTTATCTAAGGGTAAATACCTTTTAAGCAAGGTGTTTGGCAAGTTTGCTAACAGATTTTTTACCTCCGCTAATGGCTCCCGCACACATCGCACCAGCCGACATCGCACCAGCCGACATTGCTCCACCTGCTTTATCCATCATTGATTGTGCCTTAACCATCTTTCCAAGAGAACCCATTCCTCTATTCTGGAGTTTGCCTCCAACAATACGGCGGTATTCCGTTGAAGCAAGATGAGGGACAGGGTTTTGCTCCTTAGTGCGAAGCACCTGCTCCTTAGTCAAGATACCAGTGAAGATTTGAGAAGTTCCCTGCTGAGTAGCGAAGACACCGCTATTAATAGTGACAATACAAATCTCAGGGATAACAGAAAAATCATACTGATTTTCAACTGTAAGATTGAACTGGAGTTGGTATTGACCGAGTGAAGAACTTGACAAATAAGAGGGTAGCGAAAAGTCATAAACAGGGTTGAGAACCAAAAGAGAACCAGTTGTAGGAACACGAGACACACCACCAGTAGCGTTGTTATTCACATCGGCACGTCCTCTGAACTCGTAGAAAGACTGAGAAGAACCATTTCTAAAAGAAAGGTTGTAAAGGTCTTGCTGAGTTGCGGAAGCAAGGAGACCAGAAGCGTTATTGAAATTGATGCTAATATTTCTAATCGCCAAGAAAGAACTGGAATAGTTCCAATTTTGGGCTGACATCGGAACACGAGCACAAATCAAAACCAAATCAGGAACCTGATTTAACTGAATGCTCTGAGACGTAAGAACACCAGTAGCCCCAGAGGCAATAGAGTTCGCCGAGTTAAATGTCGTCAAATAACGAGGGTAGTCAAGGTAGGGAACAACATTTTTAGTGCTAATCTTAGCGTATTGCTCAGGCTGAAGAGAAAGGAAGTTGAAGAGAAGACGTGTGTTCTCAAATCCAACGGGCTTGGAAGAACCTCCGTTAGGAGCATCCGCCCATCCAAGAGCAACCGAAGAAATATAGCCAACAAGAGAATTACCTCCGACCACAGCGTTATTCGCAGTAGAAAGCACACGGCGACATCCGCTATCAATATTGAGAACCATTGACATATTATTAACTCCAACAAGACCCGCACTCATTTCAGGTTCGCAATTCACAAAAGGTGAAAGAGCGAGGAAAGGTTCAGTGAGGCTAACAGTCAAGAAAATCTTAAAGACGTTAGTGGTAGCCAAAGACACAGGCGAATTATCCTGAAAAACACCTCCCTGATATCTGTCAATCTGTAAGAAGTCAAGAGAGAAAGCACCACGAGGCTCAAACGCTTCATCGTAAGAAGAGTTATTGTAAGAAGCAAGAGGATTAGCATTAGTAGCAGGGGCATCCTTATATTCTCCCCAGTGAGCATCACGAAGAGAAGGGGTAAGACTATTATATCTGCTTAATACTTTGCGGTCGCTCATCACCATCAACATTGGTAGAACATCCTGTAAATTGGTAGATACAGAAACGTTATTGATGGTAGCCTGAACAGTTGTCATCAAAGAGTTAAGGGGAAACGCCTGAAGTGCTTCAGTCAAGCCGTATTGGAACACCTGTGCTCCGATAGGAACATTACTGGCGGTGATTTGGAGAGACACAGTAGAAGCACAGAGAACGTGTCTATCAATGACAATATTCTCGCTGGGTATTTGAACGTTAAACACAATAGAGGAATTAGATGCGGAAACGGCTTGAAACTGCTGATAAGTAGATTGAGAAGCCGAAGATTGAACTCCAAAGACTTCTGTGGGCGTAATATCGGCAATACGAGCGTCCTCAATTAATACAGTTCTGAAATCAGACATTATATAATAGTCCAAGATAATATTTTTTAAATACCAAACTAAATAAAAAATATTGGATTGACTTTATTTGTCTAAAAGATTGGCAATGTCGCCCTCAGTTCCCTTTCTGGTAAATAAGATTTTGATGGTAGCGGTAGAGCCAGAACCTAACCTAAATGGGATGAGGTCTCCAACTCTGTTTCTATAAGAGACTTCAATGTCTAAATTATAAAGGGGTGTATTTCCCACTAAATTAATAAGTCTGTATTGTGCCTGTGGTGCGAAAGTAATTTGAGGTTTATACAATCCTTCATTTGCGACAAAATCTGTAATGACTTGGGCAATATTGGCGTTATTACCTCCGCTCCTAAATTGGTTGCCGTTCAAGAATAATAGAGGGGCAGAAATATTGTTGGGGACAATGGGTAAGGTATTAGAGGTAAATACAATAGATGTGACAGGGGTCCAGAGTGAGATGGTGCTATATTCCTGAACTACTTGAAGTGCGGTATAAGTGGGTGCTACAGGTGGGTAAGGAACAATATTAGCCCCTCCAAATCCGCTGGTGACAACTCTGACATTTTTCCCTAAAGTTATTGAATTAAAGCCAATGATGCTAACTGGAAAACTACAAAATAAATTATACATTGACGGGTTAAAGAAGATTTTGATATAGTTAGATGCGGTGTCGTCGTATCCAGCAAGGTCGGCATTAAGGATTGCTATATTTTGCTGAGTGTCCCAATTAAGCACGGGTTCATTAGCGGAGGGTAATGCTAAACCCGCTGCGACGACTTGTGTGTTAAGAGCATTGAAGCAAGTGGTGAATGTGATATTGACTAAATAAATCCAGTATTGATAATTGTATATATCGTAATAGGTTTGGGAGTTATTTTTAAGACCAGTATCGGTTTGAGAAGGTGGTGCTGGTTGTGGGATGGATAGATTTTGTGGGACGTAAGTGACGAATGTTTGTTGTGTAAATGTTTGGAAGGGTGCCACAGGATTAGTCCATTCAAGTGTGACCGAATAGACAGTAAGGTTGGCGTTGCTTTGATTGGGTTGTATTTCAGGTGTAAATACTGGTAGTGTGGGTGTATCTAAAGTAAAACGGATAATACTTAAATAATAGCTTTCAGGGTCAGTGACAAAGGGTTGATTACGTGTTTCGTTAAAGTATAAAGGGGGTGGTGGATTATCAACGGTGGCGATATTAGAGATTGCGACATCGTAATAAACTTTATCAGGGGATGATTGAAAAGTAAAAGACATTATAATATAAAAGGAGAATAAAATAGTTTCTAAATGAATGTAAAAGGAAATCTAATTGTTCTCTATTAATATATATTGAGAAAAAAGGGGGTGGCAAGAAATCTAATGCGGAATGTGAGAAATCTAATGGAAATCTAATTAATATTAGATTATAATTAGATATTAGATGGTAATAATTTATAAATTATTACCATCTAATATCTAATTATAATCTATTTGCGTGTAGATTTCTCGTAGATTTCTCTATTTTCTGCCCCCGCGATGGGAAATCTAATTGAAGATGACTGACTTGACTTGTATCCATCAGGTTTTGAGTATTCTACACTGCGTAATTGCTCTCGCACCGCAATCGGCACAGCACTTTTGCTCTCGTAAGTATATCCAAACCACTTCCACATTATATATTATCCCCCTAAAATATTTAAGTGTTTGTTTCTTTAAATATATTAATAGAGTTCTCTTTTAATATATTAATAGCCATCGGGTATTTACCTTGACGTCGCCACCGAATTACTTTTATCTATCGGAAGACATCTCTGTTGAACAAATAAATAATCAAAACCAAGTGACCTAAAAGGTTCTCCAGCATCTGTATTACCACTTCCAAAGAATATATAATTTGCCAAACTATCCGTCGTCGGTGCCGTTATATTATACACTGCTGTTGTATAAGACACACCATCTGTCAAGTTAGTAAATACTCCGTAATAAGTTCCTGATGTCGGAAACACTATTGAAGCCCTACACCACTTATTTGTTAAACCACCCGTTAAGTTCGCACCACTTAGCGTCTCCTTTATTACATTATTTTCCACTAACGTCCAAGTTGGAATACCTGCCGTATTAGAATACAATCTCCACATTATTCCATTCATCGTTAGGTTTAAATTAACACTCGCACTACAAATACCAAATCCCTGAGATATTTCGCCTACATCTGTCCCTAATGTCCCAAACCAACCATCGCCTAACGGAATGAAACCAAATGTCAATAATAATAAATTACTTGTATTAAACACTGGCTCCGTAGATACAGCAGACAGCATCTCTGTTGCTAATGGTGTCAGACCTCTTAATTGTAATAACCCTTGTCTCCGTTTTCCAACATTCAACAAAGAAGCAGCCAATGTCTGATGATATACTGTTATCCTTCCACCACTCGCATTCTGATAGTTCCAATGGAAAACACCTCCAGCACTATTTAAACTTATCCAGTCCTCAAATAAATAAGGGTTCCCTATTGCTTCGTAATTTAACTCTAATGTATTTATATTCACTATATCTTGCTCATTACCATCATCCCCTGATGCTAACACCTCTGCCAACGTTGGAACACCTGTCCCACCTGTGTAAGCCGTGTCTTGAATTGTCCCATCACTAAACTTTAATGGCTTTCGCAAATTAATCAAATCCAAATCAAAGGCTCCTAATGAATTACTTATTGACATTATATATATTTACTATATTAAAAAAAATTGAATTATAATCCTATTATTATATTGTTGGTAATTACCAAAGAATGACAGATATTACTGAAAGCGAGACGTTTAATACTCTTAAGGGATTTATTGAGGAATATATTGATGGCTTTGAAGGTGACGATAATCGGATTGTTGTTGGAACATTAGATGAGTTTTTAGAAGAAATCAATATTGAACATTATTTTGAAAACTTGGACACACCTATTGATGAAATGGTTGAGGAACTCTGGGAACGCTTTACAGCCGAATATTTTAATGATTGGGAAGAAGACAATCACAAAGGGTTTCATTATTGGTTCAGTGGAGAAAGCCCTTACGAGGATTTGGATAATCATTTTACAATTGGAAACTTCTTATTCATCTATAATGCTTGTATTAAATGGTTCAAAGATGAGTACGACGTGAGTGTAGAAATCAAAAATGAAATACACACTTGGAATACTATTGCTTATTGGTGTTTCAAAGTTGGAGACTTTTCGTCTCAAAAAGAGCGATTGAAAACTGAACTGGTTAGTGAGATTGAACGGATTAAAAAAAATAAGGAAGTCTCTGCTGAGTTCTCTGGCAAAAGCAGATTGTCGTGTGTCATTTGTTTGGAGAATAAAGTAATATATACTGGATGCTCTACTTGTAGTTCTGGATTGCTGTGCTACGAATGTTATTCTAAAATTGGAAATGTGTGTCCTGTGTGTAGATGCCCTCAAATGGTTCAGTGTGTAAAGTGCTGTCATTTTGTTAAGGTTGGTGATGGTCCTGATGTTCATTACAGACTTAATACAGACAGAATAGATTGGGAACGGAAGTTAGCGAATGTTGTTGGGGATATAAAAAAATAAATTATTAGACTTTGCTGTTCCTTATTTTACCAAACTAAATAATTCATCTACTGATGCCTCTTTAGGTTTTTTTATATAATTCTCTGTAAGAACTTTTTTTAATCCCTTTCTCCAACCCTGACTTACCAACTCCAAAACATCTTCTAACGACAAGTTCTCGTCTTCAAAAATATCTTCGTCGGAATGTATTCCACAAGACCACATTGCCATTTCTGAACTTGAATTAATGTTTGTTTTTAAAACTGGAATTACATTATCCCCAAGTGGAAATAACCAAAGTTCGTCGTAATAACATTGATGCGAATTGGGTAATCCTATAGTATAACATTCAATACAATCATCCTCAGCCATTTCATCTATTAATTTATCCAGTTGCTTCGGAGCAGACCTACGAATATAATTATTGTAATCCTCTTTGTTAATAAGGGCTTCTCTTCTGTTAAAGAACATTGTTGCGTGTGTTTTATTTATTTGTGTGAAGGTATTTACCTTGTCAGAAATAATTTCAATTTTTTTTTGGGGA